CATACCTTGCTATGCTTTTTCTTCATGTAAGACGAAACCCACATCTTTTCCAAGGATTGTGACAACAGGGGTGGCTTCAACTCAACTGACGTTGAAAGCTGATACGTAAACCAATCATAAAACATGATAACAAGATTATATGGAATGTCGTCCATTATCTCCTGGATCTGGTCTTGCCTGGGGAGTCAAGTGCAATCCCGTAGTTCGGCGTTTCCATGTGGAGAATCTAGATATACGGGTCTGTACATATATTCAATTCCACATATAACCTGTGGAATATCAAAGTTATCAGGTTTACACCAATCCCCTAAAGATGGCTCCCACGTTTCCCGAATCTCATCGCAATCGCACATCTTTACATACTCAGGTGAAGTATCCATCATGCCTTCTCCTTCATCCCCTTTTTCGGCTTCACTACAACACGCTTCCACTCGGGACGCTCGCCCCCAAAATAAGGCTTTGCATACCCTACAGCAACAAGCGCCGCCGCTAAATCGATACCGTCACATTCAACCATCGCAAGTATCCGAAAATACTTATCCCTCCGCATGTTGCACAGCACAACCTCATCAGCGCCTAGTAGCATAGCCGTTGCAAACAGCTTAGCCTTCACCGCAAGGTCACGCTCATACTGTGTTTTACCGAATATCTCAGGACAGTCTATGCCGAATACTCGGATGCTTATCTTCTCCCCGACTATCGGGGGAAAACAGTCGATGTTTACCTTGAACGTATCGCCATCGTAAACGGATACGATCTCGCTTACCCGAACATCGCCATATGTCCCGGCGGGTCGAACGCTTGTCGCTTCCTGGCAGGTCGGGGCAACCAAGGCAAGGATGAGGACGGCCAGAAGTAGGGTGCGCCTCATTTGCTAATCATTCCATTCATCCCAGTTATATTCATTTATTCTGCTATACCAGGGCGGATGATATATCGTAATTTTGTGCTCATCCGGTTCTTTAAGCCGGATAGTTCCCGCGTCATGACATTGATGATTTTCCGGTTCCTCTTGATCCCACATGTGGCATGATTTATATTTCTCAAGTGCCTTCCAGGGTTTGTAGGGTTTATAATTGCCGTAATCGATTTGTTTCCCTTTCCTTTTGTGCTTCTTGATAATCAGCCTCACTCCCCCTCCTCATACTCAAACCGCTGTGCACAATGTGGACAAGTAATGACTTTCCCTTCTAGGGTTAGGATTCGACGTACTGCCTGCCCCTTCTCTATGACAAGCTCCCACCTATCCTCAATATCCTCACCTTGGGCTACAAATTTTCCCTTTAACCCGAAGTTGGGATACTTCCTCCGCATTTCCCGAAGAATGAGATTGACAATTCCATCCATGCTGTATGTCTTCTCTCCCCCGTCCCATCGAATCCCTGAAAAATCCTCGTTAAACTCCAAATCGATGTAATGCAGATCACGGGACTCCCACTCGGGATGTTCCCTGCAATCCTCTCCGAACATAGAGTTGAGCTTTGCAAGTTGGGATGCGGTAAGTTCTTTCGTGAATTTTAACTCGCCTTTAAATTCGGTATGGTATCCCATGTTATTCCTTTCCCCTTTCCTTAATCTTCTGCTCGCATAGCGGACACGTCTTCCTTCTTGCAAGCTTACGTTTCCGTGCAATGTTAGTCCCGAAGCCATCGCGGAAAAATTTTAGGTATGGAGTGTCGTTTTTGTTATATGCTAAGGCTATAGCATGTACTAAACCGCAAGCTAGGCTGATACCCAACCTGGGTTATCCGCCTCTTTGCCATCTTGCAGTAATCAAACTTAATATCTATGCCGATAAACTTACGACCCAGTTGTTTCGCCACGACACCCGTCGTCCCTGCGCCGCAGAACGGGTCAAAAACCACGCCCCCCTCTGGGCACCCTGCCTTAATGGGTTTCTCGCATAACTTCTCAGGAAAAACTGCAAAGTGGGCCTCAGGAAAAGGGCTTGTCGGTATCGACCAATAGTCCCCAGGATTAGGGCCGTCAGGTGGTGTCCAGCGTGGATCCCGCTGATACCTTGCGCCACCGCCCTCGATTCGTGACGGATTTCCTAACTTAGCCTTCGGCCTAGTCTCGGCAGGTATCGACCATGAATCGCCTGGATTTTTGCCGAGGGGACCATTCCATTCTCTGTATCCCTTGCCTAATGGCGAAAGTCTTGCCGTTCCATATTTTTCTTCTCTCTGATTGCGAAAATTACTCTCTGTGATATGCGGTTCCCTCACCGCATCTAAATCGAAGTAATATTTCCTTTCCTTCGAGAAAAGGTAAACATATTCCCATTTGTTCGAGAACCTATCCTTGACACTACTCGGCATCCCGTTAGGCTTGTACCAAATAATCTTGTTCCTCAGTATCCATCCATCCTGAATCAGCGACCATGCCAACCTCTCTGGGATCATGCAGAGGCATTTTTGAGCCATCGGCAAATCTCGTTTTTTCCCAGACATAGACGATAACCCATTTTTATTACCTAAATTTCCTTGACTATGGTAACCCGGACTGGAAGAGTAAGTATCCCCAATATTCAACCAGAGAGTACCCATCGGCTTCAGCACCCTTTTTACCTCGCCGAATACCTCAGTCATGTGCTCTATGTAAAGTTCCGGCGTAGGTTCAAGGCCGAGCTGGTCAGGGCCCGTCCCATAATCCCGCAATCCCCAGTATGGAGGGCTGGTTAGGCACATGTCTATACTCCCAGACCGAAATGCCCGAAGAATCTCTAAACAATCCCCGTTTATCACCATATCACTCATTAAGTGCCCGATCCCCCTCCTTTAAAAATGATTTGCACAATTCAATCTTTATATCCCACAAGGCAATTGCCAGTTCTCGCCCCGCAAATCCAAGTGATCCGTTCGGCCAAAAAACAAGAGAATATTCGAGCCACTCCTTCTCAGTCTCAAGGTGTTCGATTTTTTTACGCAATAACGAGTAAATCCACTTAATCATTGCCCACCCTCCATCACCACATGCCAGTGGTGGTGTGCTTTCGCATGCCTATCGCTCGTCATAAATATCACGCCATCCCCAAACACCTCTTTCAGCTTCGCCTCGGCGTGCGTTAGCCACTCAACGGGTAAGTCAGCGCAAGCGACGTGCCGTGCAAAAATCACAATCGGCATGCCACACTCGGGATAGGGACAGTCGGTTATCACAACCGTGCCGTCCTTAAAGTAGCGTGCGTCCTGGTTATAGATAAGGCATAGCGGACAGGTTATCACTACCCCAGCATCCCCCGCAACTTAGCCCTCACCAGCTCCGCAAGCTTCGCCGCTTCTTCCTCCGTCTCCTCCGGCTTCGGTGGCGGTTTCGGCTGCGTTTCGGGCCTAGGCTGGCTTGCCATGCTCAGCGGCATCATCCGGTTGTCGATATAAAGCTCGTCACCACCGGGTTTCGCATCCAACCCCAACTCGCCCCTGATCTCGTTAATCGCCTCTATTCCCGCCTGAACATACGCAGTATCCATCTTCAGCTTCAGCTCCTGGTCTTCCGGTACAATGTTGTCAAACGCCAGGAAAATCTTATCATCATACATCGGGCATAGCCGCTCGTTAAGCTTCTCCTGGAACCGGACACAGCGAGGCATAACACCGTTCCTGGCATAGAAGTACAGGGCACTCTCGTAATTCGCCCTATTTGCGGTCGGGTCAAAAAGCGCAATCGGCGTATCGAGTCCCGCACATATCTCCTGCCGCGTGATCTGCTTCCCCTCGATAAACGCAAGCTCCTCCGGCGTCATGGAGTCCTTCACAACCTTGAGGCCAGGCGGGAGTATCAGGTTTTCACCGCTTTTCTGAACACCTCCATACTTTTGGTGAAAGTCCTCTCTCAGCCTGTCAAGCTCCGGTGTGCTTATGGCCTCCGATGTTTCGATAATCGACCCTATCCGTGCCTTGTTCTTAAAAACACTCTCCTCGTACTCATACATCTGTGCATTGATATAGACGGCATCGACTATTCCCTGCACGCATCCCATGCCGGCTATTGGGTTCCGAGGATTGTGGTACTGGAAGTAAATCACGTCTTCTCTCGGGAGCGTCAGCTTTGTCCGCCCCCGCTCAAATTTGTAACCCTGGATGAAATCGTCAAGTGTCTCTCCGGGGATAGGCGTCACGTACTGTGACGGGATACACCAAATTGCAGACGGCAGCCCGAACCGCCGCTTGTCGCGTATCAAATACCAGTATGCCTCACCTGTCAGGTCACAGAATATCGACGTGAGTTCCCAGAGGTCGCGGCTGTTCATAAACGGATTCACGCTCTGCAACAGGTCGAGAATCGGGTGCGATGTCACTTCCTCAACGTCCTCAGACTTGCGGATGAAGCGCTGGAATCCCTGGTTATGCCTCAAGAAATTCATTTGCTTGCGCTCGACAGGCCGCGTAGTGATGGTCTTAAACTTTTTCCCCTTGGTCTGTGATGCAACAAATAATCTTATCGGAACGGAGGCAACAGACTGTGCGTTCAGCTTGGCACATATATAAACCCATGACGTAAACTGCTGCACAAACTGCTCTTTGCCCCTCGGTTTGGATGTACCCATGCCGGGCCCCCACATCGTAGGGTGTATCCAGGCTGTCTCAGCCGTTATCGGAGCATCGGCAGACTTGGCTCCGCTCTGTACCAGACCCTTGAGCCTGCCGTATGTATATGCAAAACGCTCTAAACGTGATTGTTTCATTGTGTATCCTGTGCGTGTGTTCTGTGCATGCATCCTGTGCGGATATCCCACGCGTGTATCGTATGTCCATGTATCGTGGACATTCTCAACCGACAACCTCAATCCCTCGTTTATTCACAACACCTCGAGCCGCCCGATTGATCCAGTCTCGCTCATACATGACCCATTGTCTGAAAAGCTGCCTGTCAACTCCGAGCTCGCGTGCAATCCTGTCGATATCACCGTGTTCCTTCATCCCCTGTACGTAAGCCTGTGCATATTCGACACGGTTAAGCGCCTTCACCTTCGTTATGACGTCATCCGGATCCACTTCCCGTTTTTGGCGCCGCTCAATCCATTCCTGCTCCCATGTCATTTTATCCTGCCCTGTGCTTATTACGTGTATTTCCGGCTTAGCCTTTTTCATGTGGGTATAGATGCCGTATCGGATTGCATCCATCGCATGATTATCAAAATCGACTGGGACGGCTAGGCTGTTCCCGTCCTTGTCCTCTTTATATTTATATTTCTGCCGTTCTTTGATGATGTTCGAACTGGTTTCAACAATATGAATTTTCAGTGTCTTCAGATAATCTATGCTAGCCCGGACAGAATCGGCACCTTTTAGTGCGGGCTTGGCCACGAGTCCCATATTGCACAACTCCTGGATTGACTTAGGTTCTGCCGAATCCCAGTAGGTGATATCGCTAGGCTGGATGCCGCAACTTTTCATCTTCCGCCCAAGTTCCGGATTCGTCAGTTTTGGCTCGTAGATAACTTCCTCTACCCAAAACTCATCAGCCTTACGGTAAATCCTGACTACGGCTGCCGGGTCAACAGAATAACCAAAGTCACCGCCATAAAATATTTCGTCATACCAGGCGAGGTCTTTAGTCGGTAGCAACTCAGCATTCCAGTTCGGGAAAATCAGACCCTTCGCAAGCGCCCACAGCCCTTCCTTGTAAACCTTGATATATACGGGATCGTCAAGCGTTGCGAGCCGCTCTGCATAGTCTCGCCTTATACTCGCTATAGGATTGTGCTCGAGAGTTGACCAGTGAAGATATGAATGAGGGGCTTTCCCCAGTCCTATGCGTGGAAATTCATCCTGGAAAAACCGTTTCTTTATCCATGCCGCCTGTGCTTCATCAGGATTGAATGACATCATGATTTGATGATAGCTGTCTGTCGGCTCTCGCAGAATGAGATCAACCTGCATGAAATCTGCCTTGCTGAGTTCGGTTGCCTCTTCAATCCAAATCGACGTGACGCCTTTCTTCGACTTTATCCGTTCCCTGTTGTCGAGGCCGTCGAAAAATACCTTATTCGGTTTTCCCGTAGGCGAATAAAACGTTATGAGTTTCTTTGTTTGGTTATGAGTATATGCAATATCGTTTTCGCTTAGTATGCGTAACAGTACTTCCGTAGTTGAGCCGTCATTGTCACGGGCAACCTTTCGGATAATGAGAAATTCATGGTTGCCTTCTTCCATACATCGCTTGAATATCTTGCGACCACAAAATTCGCTCTTTCCCGATCCCCTTCCCCCATATATAATCAGGTAGCGCTTCTTAACGTCGAATAGCGGATAAAAATGATCGCTTACCGTGATCTTCATTCATCTGCTTTATTTGGTTCTGTGGTATTATGCTTGCCGATATGCACAACCTCTACGGTAAGCTTAGAGTCTGTTTTTATTTCCCCACCGTGTTCAATGGCTTGGTTGTCTCTCATGTCAAGCCAGTTTTTGGCAATGAATATCCATGCCCCATCTTTTTTAGGAAGCTCAAGAAATAAGGCATTTCGTTTATCTTCCCACCTTTTTATAGTGTCCGAAAAATCGGGATATTTCTTCATCCACTCATAAATCGTTGACCGGGTAACCCCTAAAAGACAGGCTATGTGATGGATTGAGCAATGCTTCCAAAAAGTAGTCGTCACGCTAGACATCTCCCACGTAAAGTCCTTGACCTTTTGGATTGTTGTTTCGCCTTCATACTTCATTTGTCTAAACCTACAGTTACGTCAACCTCTTGCTCAAACTCCTGCATTTTTGACAATAGGGCAATCGCGTTGCTGTTGCTATGGTCAAGCGGCCGAAACTTGATGACAAGCCGTCCCTCGAGGTCT